TGTCTAGGAAGAGTGTTCTGGTCTAACATGATAATAGTTCCTAACTCATCTACTAATATGTCAGCAATTTGATTGTTTACTATGTTATATCCAATCTGATATGGTTTCATTAAATCAATTAATGCAGTAGACTTTGTATTTCTATCAGAAAAAATAGAACCTTCTACAGGAAGTTTACATCCATATAATGTTGAATCACCTTTAAATTGAAATTTTAAAGGGCCAATTTTATTTTTTTCTATACCAATATACATTGGAGAAAAGCCACCTGGATTAGACATACCCCAATAAGAACTAATATTTGGACCAATTTTAACACCACCCCAAGTTTCATTAATCCATATCCAATCTATATGATCTCCAAATAATAAATTATCTTTAGATTTATTAGTAAATAATCTATTATCATAAATTGGTTTATCAAGTACTTTATAATCTCCTGTAATAATTTCATTAATAACTTCTCCAGTTTCAGTTATTTTTGTAAGGTGTCCTACTTTTCTTTGTGATTTCCAATATATTGTAGAAACTCTAAGTAAGTCATAATTATAGTTTACAAATTCATCTCCACTTTCTGCAAAAATTGTATTTATTATATCTCCATTATTTATAACACTACCATTCATTGCTGAAGTATATTGTCTCATTGCTAATGATGGCATGTTAGTATTCCATGCATGTGATTTAGTGCCATCATAAAATGTACCGTCATTTTGATAACCACCTGTTGTATAACCTGCAGCTGTAATAGCATATATATGTTCAAGACTTTTTAATTGTTCTTCAGTCATTAAATATCCATAGTTATCTATAACATCAGCAATAGTGTACATTTCTGTTTTACCAACATAATTAGATTGTGAAATATATCTAGCATCTGGAGATTTATGATAAAATGTTAAAACAGGATTCCATAGTTCTACTTCATAATCATCTTCCATCATTCTAAAATGCCAAAATTCTCTATCTGTAATTAGCATATCTCTAAATCCTCTTTCTTCTAATTCATTCATACCAAATCTTTCAACATCTACTTTATGTTGATGAGTAGCCCATTCTTCTACCATAGATCTATAATCTTTTTTAAAGAATTGTTCTATTTCTGGTAATGATTTAAGTTTTTCAGGATTTAATGCTTCTTTACCTTCTTCTGATGTAATATCTAAACCTTGTTCTTGAAGTGCTGCTGATATTTTTATTTCAGCTTCAGACAATAAAGTTTCTTCAACCATCTTACGTTTTTGTTCTAACATCTCATTATAAGATGTATCATCTATTGCACGGTATGTAAGTTTAGTTGATCTTTTTGCAAACTCAGCTACTAGAACATTAATAACATTTGGAATAATAGGATAAAATTTAAGTTCTAAAGCAGATGTATCTTCTTTAGTTAGAAGATCTACTATGTCTCTCATTTCATTATTTTCTTCTACTATATAATCTGATTTGTCAATTGTCCCTTTTGCTAACTTATAATTTTTCATAAGTCTTCTAGAATTTTGACGTATCTGTCTTAGTCCTTGCCATTCAATCCAGTCAAGATTCCATGCAGCCCATTCTTCATTTTTTTCTTTATGAGATAAAAATTGTAATGGTTGGGTTAAAGTACCCATTTTATTAACTTCAGTTTTAGCTCCTGCTTTGGCCTGTAAAGCATTAATTATTTGCATAGTATTTTACTTTAAGTTTTTAAAGGCAGATCTATTAGAGTCTGTCCTATTTGATACCCTGTTTCCTCCAACATGACGAAAAGGACTTCTATTTAATTTAAACAAATTTTCTGACTTTTGCAAGTTTTTTGCTGCATCATCCATAACTACTCTTTTAGAATAACCTCTATTAGATTGTTGTATTCTCATAAATGCAACAAGTGCAGCAAAAGAAACCAGTCTATCCACATTGACACCATCTGCATATTCTTGCATTTCTTTAAGTAACATAGGATCAGGTATTCTTTCTATACCGTATTTAGTTCTTACTATAGTACCATCTGTTTTAGTTTCTACATCTAATTCTTCTTTGGTATATTCTATAGTATAACTTAGTAAGTGTGCTTTAAATAATGTGCCAGTATTTTTCCAACCATATTCTTGAAATACATTTGCATTAGAACCAATATCTTTTAAAAACATAATCTGTCCTTTAGGTACTAAATATCTTTGTTTTTTTCTAGATATCATATATTGGATAAACAAAGAAATATTATTTTCTATAACTGTCCATGCATTATACCATTCTATTATAAGTTCTAATCTCTGGTGTGTTTTATTAATATCATCAAATCTTCCACACCAAGCTGCAACTATTTTATCTTGTTCAACATATGTTTCAGTATCAGTTCCACTTATTTTAGTTACTTCTACTGGAGCTTTCATTACATATATAGAACATAATGATTCTGATGTTGTTGTTTTACCTTCAGAAACAGGGTCAATTGAAGCATAATATTGTCCAAAAGTTGGATCTTTAATAGGTCTTTCCCATACAACTAATACTCCTGTTTTATCTTCAGTTTTTTTAGATATTGGAAATTCTATTATAGGTCTTTTATTACTTGTTGTAACAGAAGGTTTTCCATCAGAATCTGTACTAATATCTAAAAATTCATAAGCATATTCTTTTTCTTCAATTCTTCTTGCTTGTGCTGCAATTAAATGTGTAGGAAAAACTGATACAGATCTGTGATCAAATGCTTCTTTAATATTTCTTGGATGCTGAGATATTCTTAATTGGTAATCTTCTGGATTTAATTCTTTTTTCCATTTTTCAAATTGAGCATCTAATGCTATAAGAGATTCTTCTACAAGTGAATTACCATATAAATCAATATGAGGAGGCATAGACCATTGTTCAGGAATAAATAAACCTGACACACCTAGTGTACCTTTATTATCTAATAAATTTGTTTCTACAGCATATACATCTTTTGAGTTAGGATTTAATATCATATCTCTTAAAGGATTACATTGAGATAAATCTCCTACTGATCCTGCAGCAATAAACATTCCTGTAGTTGTTAAACCTGATCTCATTGCAGGTCTCATGTACTCATAAGTCTGATCCATCTTTGGTGCAATACCTGCCTCTTCATGAAAAAAATATTTTACTGGTCCACCAACACCATTTGTAGGATCTTTTTCAAAAGACATTCCTTGCATTGTACCTTTTAAACCTGATTCTGTTTTTCTATCACCTTTTCTAATTTCTATTTTTTGTTGCCACATTAGAATTTTATCAGGATTCATAGGTCTATACCATGCAGTATGTTGATTAAGAAATGCTGCATATTCTGCAAGAAATTTCCAAGATCCTTTTTCATTAATATAATCTTTAAGACTAGCACCCATTTTTAATGTAACTCCTTCTTCAAACCATAACTGATTTAGTAACTTAGATATATGAAAGTAAGAAGATGCTATCTGACGTTTCTTTAGAATAGCAACATGTTTATAATTAAGTTCTGCAAGTAGTTCATATAATGCCATATGATACTGAGCATCTCTAATTTTTGCAAAGTCAAACTTTTGTTGTTCTTTATCAAAGATTGGTAAAAAGTTTAACCACATATAGTAGTCTCTTGTAATAAACCATGTACCATCTTTAGATTTATATATTATACCTTTTCTACATTTTAATTTTTGATCATCCCAATAATTAACAAAGTCTTTAGATTTAAATGGTGCTGTACAATAAACTTTATTTTCTCTAAATAATTCTCCTTGTTGATTAAATAAAAAACTTGTTTCATCAAATTTATATTTACCAGGTTCTTTAAATAAACTAAAAATAAAATCAGAAAATAACTCTCTTGATTCAAAATCAGTAACAGTCCATTTACCATTATCCCAAGTTGGTATATTATTATATATTTCTTCCATGATTATTGATCATAAGCCATACCAATACCACCTCTAACTTTACTAGATTGTTCATCTTGAAGATCTTTATATACTCCTTTAAATGATGTTCTAATTTGATCAAAGTTTTTTGCAGCACTTACAATAGAGTTTATATTACCATCTCTGCCATCTGTAATGCTCTGTGTTTCCATATATCTTGCTAATCTATCTAACATAGTTGCA